TGCGTAGCTTCCGACAGGTGTCGCTACCGCCACCATCGCCACGGAGGATAGTGCCGAAAAACGAATGAAATTCATGATGTCCCCTTTAATCTCTAGGGGTCAAGTATAGCTATTGAGACTATGTTGCAATAGCAGGGACGGCTGGATCGTCGGGCAGCCATGAAAATATGGCCGTTGCAACGCAGCCCGAGGCTTCCTCCTGCCGGTCATTCCGGCGGACCCGTTCTTCGCCTGTATCGCAAGAGTCTAGCAGATGCCGCCCTTCGGCAGGCTGGAGGACGCCAAAGCCGCGCACATTCGGAAAACAGTGACTTTGGCGTTCCGGTTGGAAAGCCCACGCATTCACGATCCCGCTGGGACGGCAGAATCGCGTCCGCTATCCCTTCGAGGCCGGCAGGCGGTGGCCCGTTATGGAGGGTGGATTCTGTGCCGCAGCGCTGACTAGGCGCGGCACCAAAGACTGTTCGCCACAATCGGGACTGACATTGGGCTGCACAACGGACGTACCAGCGTGTCTGTGAGTGGTCGGGGAGACAGGAACCGATATGGCCAGCACTACCGTTGAAAAACATACATAAAATCCCTGATGCTGTTCTGAATGACTCCCGGAATGTCTCCGGTGAGCGCCGCTAGATTTGCTGTTGGATTTTGCCTTGGATCCACCGGTCGATATCGGATTGGAGCCAAGCGACTCGGCTATCGCTGATCGGATATGAGCGCGGGAAAGACTTGCCCCGTCTCCGATAGATCGTGGCAGTGCTGAGAGACGTGCGCGCCTTCACCTCCTTCAGGTCGATGAGGCGATCGCCGGGTGCAATCTGCACACCGTCGGCTGGTTTAGCGGCGGGTTTGCTGCTCATTTCGCTGATGCCCTTGCGTCCCGCATCAGGTCGGCCTTGAATTCCTCCAGGGCGAAGCTGTGTTCGAGGCCCTTATTCTCCTCGAACAGGTCGTTCACCGCCTGGAGCACGTCGGCGACGGTCACGCCTTTGGCTTCGCCAGACAGTTTGTCGCGGGCGAAGGCGTGGCGCTTGGCACGGGCGGGAATGGACGCGGCCATCGCGCCAGAGACGATGTGTTCCAGCAAAAAATGTCTTCGCAGATGGTCGGTGACCTTCTGCTCGCCGAAGTCGATCTTGAGCGCATGGGCTTCCATCAACACCTTGGCCGGATCAAGCAGGCCCTCGACCGCGGCGAAGACGAGCTGCTCGAGATCGTCGGGACCGAGCAGCGTGCCGGCGAAATTCTTGCGCAATATAAGCTCCACGGCTTCCTGCGTGGGGCGCTTGACGATGATCTTGAAATCGCATCGGCCGTCGCGCAGCACCGCCTGGTCCATCACCTCGGGGCGGTTGCTCGCGAGCAGCATGAACGCGCCGCTTTCCTGGATGCCGTCCATTTCGGCCAGGAATGTCGCGACCTGACTTTCCTCCCACGAGGCGACCCGACGCACGCGGCCGGTACGATCGGGGAGCAGGACTTCGGCCTCGTCCATGAATACCAGCAGCGGATGGCCGTGGTGGTTGCGATATTCACGGGCGAAGGCGAAGATGCTTTTGATGTAGCCTTCGGTCACACCGATATAGGGGGACTGCAGTTCTGCGCCGGAGATGGAAAGGAATTCGACCTTGTCGCCATACAGGCGGCGCATTTCCGACGCGGCGGCGCGCGCGAACATGGTTTTGCCGCAGCCGGGTGGTCCCGATAGCAACGCGCCTTTCGGCATGCGCATCCCATAGGCCTCATAGACCGCCTTGTGCTTGACCGGCGCCTGGATCGCGTCGCGCAGCTGATCGAGCGCATCATCATTGCCGACGATGTCGTCAAAGCCCTGCTCCGGGGCGGTGACGAGCCATTTTTCTACGGCCTCTCGTGCCTTGCGGTAGCTGGACGGCGGGGCGCTGGATGATGGTTTGTCCTCAGTGACCCATTCAAACCTTGAATCGTTTAGCGCGCGGATCATTTCGTCAGCCATCGATTGTATCGGCCGGCCCCACTGGGTGACGGAGATCGTGCCTGACGGCAGGCCGGCAGCGGCTAGTTCCGGATTGCACATCGAGCAGCTGGGATCGCCGCACCCGCGCACAGCGTGCGATTCCTGCTCGCGTTTGTCCTGTGGCTTTTGCATCTTCCCCCGGTGACGGGGATCGTAGGGTGAACCATATTTTTCCCAGGACATGGGGGACTCCTTGGCAGTGAAAAGGCGGTTGAGGGCGGCGCGCAATGGGCTGATCATTTGACTGTGCGGGGGCGGTGGCGGCAGCCGATGTCGGCGCGAGTGCCGCAGCGGAAGCAGGGATCGCGATCGACGGCCATGCGGCCATTGACCATCTCGTCGGTAGCGCGGCCGGGGACGGTGAGCGGCGTGTCGATGCTTTGGCGTCGCGCGATCGCGCGGCGTTCGATCGCGTGCTTTGCCTCGCGATCGACGTCGGCCTTGATGCCATCGCCGCCGCGCAGCAGGTCGCGGACGCGCTGCACCGTTGCGGCGCTCGGCTTGCGCGCGCGTCGGAGCTGGTTGAGAAAACGGTGCGGTTGATCCGTCAGCGGTTCGACCAGGCGCGCGGCCGTCATCCCGCGAACGGATGCCGCCTGATCGATCTCACTGGCGAGTGCGATACCGGAGGGGTAGGCCTCAGCGCTCATGCTGCCTGCCTCCCCTTCGCTGATCGAGCATTGAGCAGGAGCTGCTCGGCCATCGCTGCGCTGGCACCGGTGAAAATCCGGCCGACAAGCGCCAGCGCCGTGCAGCGATCACCGGCACTGCAAGCGTCGATGAAATCATGAACGTCGCTCGGATCGATACGATCGCCGGGTTCTTCATCGTCGAGCAGCCATCCTTCCTCGGACAAGGCATCGATGGCATCGTCTTTGCGAAACTCGGCATTGCGGACCAGCAGGCGATCGCCTCCCTTGCGCGTCGATGAGATAATGCCGTCCTGGCCTTCGACCCGATAGGTGACGGTCACGCGCACCGATTTGACGGTCGCTTTGGCCGGTAGCGCGACATTCATGGCGCGGGCTACCGCGCCCAGTGAGACATTGGCGTCGAGTTTCATGCCGCTGCCTCAATGTCCTGCTCGCGCGCAATGATGGCGTTCAGCCGGGGGCGAAAGCGGAGCATGGGATGGACCCAGTCGGCGACCTTCTTCAGCGTGCGGGTGACGGGGGTGGCGAGGTCGGCGGCCTTGAGCTTTTCGAGCGCCAGATATTCGCCATTGGTGACATGGGGGTGGACCAGTTCGAGCTGGCGCAGGCGCGGGAGAAGCGCGACCATCTCCTCGGTCGGCTCGACCAGGCTGCGTTGTCGTTCAGGCGTGTGATAGCCCGCCAGCAAAGCGACATGATCGTGCAGCTCGACCTCATAGCCGCCTGCGCTGGCCGATCGTTCGAGGGCGCAGCCGGTGACGATCGCCGCGACCTCCTGTTTCCACGCCTGATCCTCGGTGCGGAAGGCGTCGAAGGCGGTGATGAAATCCTTGTCGGTGACGCTGGGATGTTGCTTGAGCCGATCGACGGCCGCGCGCCAGATGGCGTGCGCCTGCGTGCGCTCTAGGTGGATAGCCGCCCCAATCGGCTGCATTTCGTGTCGGGCGGCAAAGCCGGACATGCCGCGCTCGTGCGCGCGCGATCCGATCGCGCCGCCCGGCTCCGTCATACGATCGCGCAGGAGCGACCAAAGGAGATAGTCGAACGCGACGCTGGCGCTCTTGCCCGCGGCGGCGCGCGCGTCATCGATGAGCGCCGCGCGCAGCATTTCGCGACGGATGGAGCGCATGATCTGCACGCCGTCGGCCGTCAGCCCATGTTCGTCGCGGATCAGCGCGTCGGCCTTTTGCCGTTCGCCATAGCCATTGCCTCCATCGATCGCCGCGCCGGATCGTTCGAGCGATCGGCGCGCATCGGGTTCGGGCGCGGTGGCGCGGCCGATCGGCCCGGTGGAGACGGCGCGCGGCGGCGGGGCGTCGGGCAATTTGCGGGCCGCGCTCTCAGCCTTCTGTTTCGCCTTACGATCCGCCCACCAGAAGCGCAGTTCGGGGTCGCCATCGTCGAGGACGGTGAGCGTCGCGAAGGCCTGCGCCGGTAAGTCCAGCAGCAGGCGGTCCTGCAGCGCGACAAGCATCGCCTCCATTGGCTCATAATGTTCGTCGAGCGCGGCGATGCAGTGCGCGACCTGGTCGTCATCCAGTTCGTCGTCATCAAGGGCGGAATGCGCCTGCGCTTCGAGCCGGGCCATCCAATAGCCGAGCCAGGCCAGCAATTGCGCATCGGCCGCGTCGGCCGGGCGCGGCTCTGCCGTGATTTCCAGCGAGGTGTCCGTCCCCTGATCGTAACTGCCGATCATCAGGCGGGGCGGGGTGGGCTGGAAAACGATCGCCCGGCCGCACTGCTTGCGCACACGCGCGCGGATCGCGTCGAGCTTGGCGTCGGCGAGCTGCATCAGCAGGCCTTCGTCGGACACGCGACCGCGCTGGTCGGCATCATCGGCGAACAGATCCAGCTCGTAGCGACCGCCTGCATCCGCATAGGCCTGTTCGCCGACGAAGCGCAGCATGCGTTCCAACTCGCGATCGCCGATCTTGAGCATCTTGCGGATCTCGGCCGGGCTTCGCCGCCAGGAGCCATGCTCCATTTCGGTCACCCGTTCGAAGGTCAGGAGCTGCAGGGCGACGTCCTGCGTCGCGGCAAAGGCCTTGGCCTGGTCCTGGCTGATCTCGCCTACTTCAAGGGCGGCGAAGATGGTGGGATGGAGATTGCCGAGGCGCGCCCAGCGGCGAATCGTCTCGACCGTCTGCCCGTTCGTGTCGGCGATTTCCTGCAGCGACCGGCCGCTGGTGTGCGCGTGCGCGACGGCGGCATAGACTTCATAGGGGCGCAGATCGACCCGTACCAGATTTTCGGCCAGGCTGAATTCGCGCAGTTCGCCCTCGTCCTCGATGTCCAGGACGGACACGTCGATCGGATGGTCGGCGGGCAAGCGGCCGTCGTCGATCAGTTTCCGAAAGGCGCGGTAGCGGCGGCCGCCGGCGAGCGCGCCATAGGTGCGCTTGCGGCCCCGACCCGCCTTGATCGGATGGACGGTGAGCGGCTGGATCTGGCCGCGCTTGATCAGGGACTCGGCCATGCCGTCGATGGCATGGGCGTCCACCTGGTTGGTGCGCGCATTGAACGGCGAGACGCATAGCGCGTCGATGGTCATCGTGGTAACGGACATGGGTCTTCTCCTGGATTGGCACTCCCCTGAGGCATTGGGTGGTTTGCGGTCGGTTTCGGGTCGAGATTTCCCCGCGCCGGGTGAGGGCTCGAAGCGAGTCGCGTGCCTCGCGTTCGACCCGGCGCGGGGTCCAGTCGTCTGCCGGGCGGGGGTGAGCATGCCGGCAGGCGAAGGATGGGGTTGGATCAGGGCGAGTTGACGCCCCTCCATCGGAAATTCAGCGTCGAGCGCGTGGCAGGTAGGGCAGGCGCAAAGGGCGAGAGCGAGCGTCATGCTGCCGACCTGCGGACATAGAGACGTTCGTTCGTGGCCGGATCGACACCGATGGTGACAAGTTGCTCCACGCTGCCATCGGCATTGAGGAGCTGCGTTTCATGACCGAGTTCGAGCAGGACTGCAGTCCGTCTCGCCGCCGCCAGTAGCCATTCGCGCATCAGCGGACGCTTCCACGCTCCTGGGCGCGCGCAATGGGCTATCACATAGCCTGCGCTGTTGAGGTCCAGGACGATGCCGGTGCGATCGGGACGCATCGATGCAGGCATGGCCATACCTCGCAACGTCTCACTTGCCCGCATTCGCTGCGAACCCAGCCACCAGCATTGGTAGGTCGCGCAGCTTTCCGGACGATCCGCATAGATGGCACAGCCGCTAGTCGTGCAGTGCGTACAGGTTTCGTGGGCCGGTTTGACACTGGTAGGCGTCGTGACTTTCATCACGGTGCAGCACAGGGTGCAGGATCCGCAGCCGCTCATGACGCATTGGTTCCGGCGATAGGCGCGGCGTGGCGAGCCTGCCACGCCTTGAAGGCTTTTGCGTGGGCGGGGCACAGATCCTTGTCCGGGGCCGGTGACGTGGCGCAGAGCGCGCAGATCGGCGCGTCGCAGGTCTTTCGCGCTTCGCCCATCTTCCAGTCGCACAACAGCGTGCCGGGTCGGCCGCACGCGCAGCGCGCCTTTGATCGGCCGCGCCCGGAGCAGATAATCGCCCGGCCGCCGCCGGGCAGGGTGACGACATCGCAGGTCATTCGTCCGCACCCTGGAACAGGATGGCGCGCACGCGCTCCTTCGTCACGGTAGCGTCGAGGCGGTAGGCGCGGCCGTGGATCTGCGCGACGCTATCGCCGTTGGCGAGCATGGCGCGCATTTCCTCGGCCGTCAGAGGCCGGATGCGGCGGAGGCGGTTCGCGCCCATCTACGCGCCGTCCATCTGCCGGTCGATAGACTGGAGATCCGCGATCAGGCGCTTGAGGCCGGGGCGGCTGAGCAGCGCGCCGATCGACTCATCGCTCGGATTGTCGGGATTGCCGCCCCATAGTGTCAGCACGACATGGGTCATGCTGGCCGGTGTCCAGGCGACGGCCAGACCCTCGCACAAAGGGGCGAGGATCCGCATGCCCGGCGCAAAAGGGTGGGGCAGCCAGGCGTTGCCGCGTTCGTCGACCAGCAGAGGTTCTTGCATGGGCGGAAAATGGGGCGTGTCCTGCGCCTGGGTTGCGATTGCGTGGTGCGCGCCCATCATTCCATCCCCAGGGCGGCGAGGTAGGTTTGGAGGATAGCCTCCATTTCCTGCCGATCATGCGGCTGCATCTTTCGCAGGCCGATGATCTTGCGCATGACCTTATTGTCGTAACCGGTCGATTTGGCTTCGAGATAGACATCCTTGATGTCGTCGCCGATGCCCTTCTTTTCCTCCTCAAGCCGTTCGATGCGCTCGACATAGAGGCGCAGCTGGTCGGCCGCGATATTGGGTTCGCCGCTCATGCGTCGTCTCCCGCAGGTTCGGCCCGCAGATCGACATCGATGCGCAGCGAGACCGTCAATCGAATGGGCGGCAAGTCGGCGACTGACCCGAAGCCCGATTGAAAACGGGTTTCGAAGCCATCGGCACGCAGCGCCCTGACCGCGTCTCGGGCGGTCGCGATCGCGGTTTCGAAGGTGGCAATGTGCCCGGCCGCTGCGCCGAGCGCGTCGGCATGCATGATCACCCGCTGGCCGCGGAAGCTGGCGTTGGTCATTGGCCGTCCCTTTCGATGATGGTGCGGAGTTGGTCCGGTACCGAGGCGATCAGCGGGTCGCGGGTGGCAGGATCGAGCGTGCCGAGCGCCGAGGCGAGACCGTCGACATGCGACTGGGCAATGCCAAGCATCAGCGCCGCAGCGCTGACGGCGGGATCGTGGACGAAGGGGGTTATGATGGCGCTGGTGGTTTCCATCACCGCGATCGACACGGCGTCGCGCACGGTCGCGACAGCCGCAATCTCTTCTTGAGAAAGGGGCGCGCTCATGAGCTGGCGATCCAGTCGAGGATGGTGGGCGCATATTTGCGCGCGGCGAGGATGCCGCTGACGAACAGGGCGGCAGCCACACCCTTGCGGATGGCGTCGATATCTTCCGGCTCGACCAGGGGCGTTGCGGCGAGGGGCGTGCAGCGATCGCAGCGGCACTGCATGGTGTGGATGGGGTCATGCCGCATGGCGAAATCCTTGCGTCGATACCGCCACCAGAGCGGGATCAGGGGTGAGGCAGAAGGTGCAGAGATCGTCGCTGTGCCAGGCGCAGTTTTGCGTCCGGTCAGCCGCGCAGCAGGGGTCCATTTCCGTGCAACCGCACATCATGCAGATGCGCGGTTCGGGATCGATCGCGTCGGGACCGAAGCTGCGAATGGTGATGAGCTGCAGCAGAACAGTGCGCGAAAAACGAAAGGCGTCCGCCAAGGTGGCGATGACGTCGGGACTGAGCGCGGCGATGTCCTTCTCGATGCGTTCGATCCAGGCGACCTTGTCGATCCCACCCAGGCGCGGGTTGGTGTGAACCATCGCGGCCAGGTCCATGATCGAGAGACCTGCGGCGATGCGTCGCTTTTGCAGATAGGTGCCGGGCCTCATCATCGATATTCTCCGGGCAGCAGGAAAGCCTGTCCGGAAGCGCGGGCGGCGCGACAGACTGGCGGGTTTCTTGATCGAGTCTTGATTGGCGCACGCGTCTGGCGCGGGCGTCCCCATGCCGGCGTTTAGGGTGGCTTGCGGCCGAGACGGGTGAGGATTTCCTGTCCCTTCTGAACGACGTGCAGGACTTCGGCCTGGGCTTTGGCTTCCTCAAGAGGGCCAGCGCCGGGTTGCGTCAGTTCGAGCAGGGCGGTTTCCGCCTCGCTATTTTCCCTCATGAAGGCGATCGTTTCGCGGTGCAGCTCCTGCTGGCAGGCAAAAGCATCAGCGTCTGCGGCTTCCACGAGCAGGCCATAGGCTTCGAAGATCGGCGCGCCGGTTCCGCCCAGTCGCCGATATTCGATGTCCAGCGCGATTGCTGCGCGCATGGGAATATCACGCGCCTCGCCTTCGTCGCTGGCAGCTTCGAACGCCCCCCATTTGCGGACGGTGCGTTCCTGATAGTTGGTCAATTCGGCCATACGCGCCCAGTCACCGGGCAACTGGCCCGCGATCCGCGCCAGTGCAGCGTCGATCGACAGAGGGGCGCGACGCAGCGTCATGCGGCCTTCCCCATGATTGGTCCGGCTTCCCGCTTTGGTGCGACCCGAAGGCAGGGGTGGACCCGCGCGCCCGGCCAGGCTGCGACAGGTCCAGGACGGCCGGCGCGCCCCTGTTTGAAATAAGGGACCGCCACCGGGCGGCTATTCACGGTCGATCCGGTGGCGGCAGTTTTCCCGGCAAAGGGTCGTGCAGTACGGGAGCCGGGGGTGAGGGTGTGGGCGGAAGCGAGGGCGCTTTGCCCGATACGGTGGGGTGCATGCGCGATAGCGCGGAGGCATGGAAAATGCACTGTTCTCATGGCCGGACGCCTTCGAGATGATCTGCGGCTGGGCGTGGGTCTTTCAGACCCAGCGCAACGGCGACGCGGTGCGAGGTGCCGCGCAGGCAGGCGCGGCGACCAGCCAGTACCTCATAGACCAAGCGACGGTTGAAACCATGGTCGTCCGCCCACTGCGCATAGCTTACCCCCTGCGCGGTCAGCCGGGCTTTTGCCTGAGCGACGGCCTGCGGCGAAAAGCCGCGCGCATCGTCGCTCCGCAAAGCGGAGGCAGTTGGAGACTCGGTCATGATGTGCGATGCACCTAGGCTGTGGAACTATGGTGCAATATTTCGGATTTCCCGAAGAAGGTCAATGTAATTTCGGAATGGGCGAACATTTTCATCATCGGCTCAGGGAGGAGCGCGTTCGGCTCACACCGAAACAGGCTGATTTTGCAGCGAAACTTGGCGTTCGTCAAAGCCAGCTTAGCGAGTGGGAAAAGGGTGGAGTAGGCTTAAAAGCTGAGCAATTGGCGCTTTTGGCGACGGCAGGTGTCGATATTTTGTACGTTGTGACCGGTCGGCGAGGGGGAGAACTGCTGCCAGATCGCGAATCAGTCCTGCTCCAGTTTTTCCGGCTTCTCGAACTTGAGGACCAGGACACGATCTTGTCGCTAACCCTGCGACTTTCTGGTCGCTCAACTACCGATCAGAGAATGCAGTTCTATCATCCCGGATTGCCGGTAGGCCTGCATGAGCGGCAATCCGAATTTAAGGGGGAAGACGGATGAAATTCTTATTTGGCCTGGTGATCGGCATGACATGCGCGGGCTTGTCGCTATCCGGCTGCATGTCGGTCAAAGACGTTCAATCAAAGCCGGTATTATTTGAAGGCGAAAGCGGCCGTTCGGTAGATGAGGTTGCAGGTTGCGTCGTTGCATTGATGCAGTCCGGCCCCGGTGTGTTGGTTACAAGTACCCCCTTGAAAAACGGCGTTTCCATCGTTCAGTCGGTCAACGGTCAGTTTGGCAACACCGTTTTCATGTTAGCCGACGTAACCCGCGATGGTGAGAAATCCATCCTAAGCGTGCGCGGCATTGGGCGCCCACCTAAGAACATTGAGAAAGCGCACGCACCATGGCGAGCGTGTTTGGGCAATCCCGTTTCGTGAGGAGGGCGTAATGAAGAATTGGGGGATCGCGCTCATTATCGCCGGCGCACTGATCGCGACTATCGCGCTGTTCATAATGTCGTCCACTGTCAGCACCGAGAATATGCGCAGCCTTAGCGATTATGGGGGCATGATCGGCACGGGCACCTATTCGGAGATCCATAACCTTCCCCGCGCTCAATTGCGCGAACTGGTTTTCCAGGGAGGGTGCGTGCTGTTTCTGGCGGGCGTCCTGTTTGCAGCGGTTGGCCAGATAGAGGAGCGACTGGCTGCTATCGGCTTCATCGGTAGCGGCGATGCGCGAGCGCTAGCACCACAGAGCGCGCCGATCGTGCCGTTCGAAACGGCTATGGCTGAGCCGGAGACACCTCAAGCCGCCTATATTCCGCCCGATCCTGATGAGCTTGCGCGTGAGGCGGCGCGTAACAAGTTGCTTGTTTCGTCGATCTTCATACCTTTCGCGATTTTGGCCGTGATTGGCATTTTGGTCGTGATGAGAGGGGGTGGATGATGGGTAGCCCCATGGACCAAGCGCAGATGGGTCGCGAACCTGACGATCAAATCGCCGACCTCTCCGACGACGACGTCGTCGCGATCTGGCTGAACGCGCCGGATCCGGAGCATCCCACGCCGCGCGAACTGGCCGCGCTTGCGGCGATGGAAGCGCGCAACCTGGACTTTTAGAGCAGGGCCGGGGCCGAACCGCTGTCCCCGGCCTTGCGGTACCAAGGCGCGTCGGTTGCATCGATGTGCAGACGATCGGCGGGGTAGGGGCGGTCGAAGCGCTTCAGCTCCTCCAACGGCAGATGCAGCCAGTCATCCCAATATTCGGGGTCGATGATGACGGGCGATCGATCATGGATATAGGCCAGTTCGGGCGCATTGTCGGTCATGACCCCGGTGTAGACCGCGCCCCATTCGTCGCTGGTGGACCATAGGCCCGCCCAGGCGAAGATGGGCTGATCCTTTACCGACAGCCATGTTTCGGTCATCGCGCCGTCCCGCCCGACTGCTTCTGCATAGCGCGCGGTGGGGATGAGGCAGCGCTGGCGCGGATCCGCCGCGGTGCGTTTCCAGAAGAAACTGTCGAGCTTGTCGAAGCGGGCGTTGTTCACCGGCTTGGGCTTCAACGGTTTGCCGGTCTTGCGGCTCTTTTGCACCAGCGGAAAGCCCCAGGTCATCTGTTCGAGGATCCGCTCGCCATCCTCCAGGCGGATGACGGAGCCGGGATATTTGGGGTGGACCTGCAACGGGCCTTCATTGAAGCGCGCGCCAGGCCGCGCCTTGAACAGGTTCAAGACCCGGTCGGTTTCGCCACGTTCTGCCCGATTGCACATGGCTGCAGGCTGACCGGCGGCGGGCGGGAAGTCAATTGCGCGCTTGACCGACTGCGGCGATGTTCTGCAAATGTTCCCGCATGGGTCATAATCTGAGATGGGATTCGCTGGACGACTATACGAAGCGGGACGCGAACATTTATGCGCGCTGCTATCATTGCAGCCGGACGGCGACGTTCGACGCCCACAAGCTGGCCGCCTATTTCCGCAGCCGGGGCTGGGGCCTGGGCATAGTCATCGTCTATGGCAAGCTGGTGTGTCGCCGTTGCCGCAAGCCCGTGGGGCGCGTGGGGCCGACGCGCGCGCTGGGCGATACGGCGCTGCCGCGGCGGTGAGGTTTCTGGCTTTTTTCCGGTTTTCCCCCTATGTTCCAAGGAGCAGGAGGCCGTGGGCATGACGATAGAGGCGATCCGGCTGACGCCGGATATGGCGAGCCGCAAATATCAGGTGCTCGACTTTATTCGCCAATATTGCAGTGCGCACGGCGGCAATCCGTCGCTGAGTGAAATCGCCGCCGCGTGCAACACCAACAAGTCGCGCGTCCAGGACGCGATCCGTAAGCTGGAGCGCGACGGCCTGGTCGATCGCGTACCTGGTGCGCGCGGCGTGTCGCCGATCAACCATCAGGACGCGGTGCTGAGCGCGTTGAAGGCGCAGGGCTATGTCATCAACCCGCCGGGCACGCCGCTGATCGACATGGACGAGGCCGGGCGGCTGACGGTGAGCGGTCGGTAGGGCGCGCCGCTGCATCGGCCGTTACGAAAGCGGGCCTCCCGGAGAAGCGCGCGCGCGCGCATGGTGCGATTTCGGTGGGATCGGCGGCGGGGATTGCAGCATCATGGCACGGAAGAAGAGCGCGCGGCTCGATGGCGGGATGCAGCGCACCCCGACGCAGGAGCAGAATTTGCGCAGCTGGGCACGGAGCCATCCAGCGCGCGCGGCGCAGGAGCGCCTATTCCGCAAAACACGGGCCGAGATGCTGGACAAGTTCGGTCACAAGAATGCGGGGACGCCAGAGACGCATCTGGCGCATGCCAAGCGCCGCGCCGGCGCGATCGCGCGGCTGCATGCGTCGGGCTATCTGAACGACGACGAGGCGGCTTGGGCGGAGGAGATCGCCGCTGCCGTCGAGCGGATCATGGCCGACATCGCGGTACGCACCGCCAATCTGGGCGATCGGGTGGACAGCATCCGCCATGGTCATGATTTCTATGAAGCGCTGGGCGCGGTGTGGAGCGAGATGGCCTATTCCCGCTGGCGGGTGCAGATGGGGCCGAACGCCGCGCTGGTCCTGGACGTCGTGGTGCATGACATCGGCATCGCGCGCGCGGCCGCGAGTCACGCCATGCATGTGCGGCGCGCGCGCCGTCTGCTAACCGATGGGCTGAATTTGTGGGCCGCCTGCCATCGCAGCGTGCGGAACGAGGTGACACCGGCGGATCTGGCGGCGGCGCAGGCGGCGATTTTGTAGGGGATCAGCGACCGTTACGAAAACGGGCCTCCCCAAATGGCCACGCAACTGCCACATACGACCCCGCAACAGCTGCGCCCGCAGTCACCCGCCCTCCCGAAAAGGAGCGGCGGGTTTTTCGTTTTCCCTCCGTTTCAGGAGCCGTCCCCAATGGCCCTGTCTCCGCCAGTCGCAGGATCTGCGCCGCGCCCTTCGCGCCGCGCCCCATCCCGCACCACCCCTGCAGGCCTTGCCGATGCGCTCGAAAATCCGCGTGATGATTTCGACCGACTGATCGGCGACCTGCGACTGGCGACCCGTTTCGAGACGTCCGACTTCGACCGCGCCGAGGAGCGCGCGCAGCGGATCGTCGCCGCCATATTGTCCCCGTTCCGGGGCGAACGGCCCGCGACGGCCGCGCCACTTTACTTTGAAACGGACGGGCGTCGTTCGTCTGCCCTGTACTGATCGGAGCGGCCCATGAGCAATATCGATTTCAAGGTGCTGGAGCGCGCGATCGAGGGCGACGGGGGCGAACAAGCGCCGATCACCAAGCGCTGCCTGCGCGGCATCCTTGCCGAGCTGAAGGCCGCCCAGGCGGCCAGCAAGGCCAGCGAAGCCTTTGAGCGTGTGGTCAGGGATCGGTTGTCATGAGCGACGCGACTGCTGGTGGCGTACCGCCGGGTCAGCGCGACATCGACGGTTCGCTCTATTGGTGCAATGCCGATGGCGGGCTGATCCCCGACGCGGCCGTCAAGACCGCCGACAAGCTGCAGGATGAGATGGTCCGCCGGATCGTCGGCTTTGCGCTCCCGCTGTCCGCCAAGGTGGCACGTTTCAGGCAACATAGTTTCGACGATGTCGATGCGTTCGTCGCCCTGCTGGAGCAGGAATATCAGTCCAAGCGCGGCGGGTCGAAGGGCAATATGACCTTCACCAGCTATGACGGGCTGTACAAGGTCATCGTGGCCGTCGCTGAGAGCATCGAGTTCGGGCCGGAGCTGCAAGTGGCGAAAGGCATCGTCGACGAATGTCTGCGCGAATGGTCGACCGATAGCCGCACCGAGATCCAGGCGATCATCAACCGCGCGTTCAACGTCGATAGCCAAGGGCGGATCAACCGCAATGATCTGTTCTCCCTGTTGCGGCTGGAGATCACAGATCCGCGCTGGTTGAACGCGATGCAGGCCATACGCGACAGTTTCCGCGTCGTCGGATCGAAGCGCTACATTCGGATGTACCAGCGCGACGATGCGCAGGCGGCATGGCGGGCGATCACGATCGACGTGTCGGCCGCATGACGCATTACCTGGTCGCCGGTGATCGGCTGAAGGATAGGCTTGAACGGTCGGCCGAGGCGGCCGGGTGTCGCCTGACCTGGATGGCCGAGCGCAGCGGTGCCTATGACGCGGTGATGTTTACAGGTGGCGCGCATCGGTTGACCGTTGGCGTCATCGGGTTGCCGGCTCAGCAATGGGTCGAGCAGCTCGACGAGTATAGCGTTCGCTTGCCGGGCTATGTGCTGATGCAGTTGGAGGTCGGGTGCGTCGAGCATCGGGACGAGCAGCTGCTCGTCGAGCTTGAGGCGATTACGGTCAAGGAGGCCTGATGCCCGTGCAGCCGCCGCGGTTTCGGCCGCCTGGCTGGACGCCGCCGGTGCCATGGGCCTCATCGAAGGGCAAGAGCCGCCAGCAGCGTGGCTATGGCGGCGTGCATGACGCAATGCGCAAGCAGGTGCTCATCGAAGAACCTTGGTGTCGCGAATGCATCCGGACGGGTGTGACGCCGCCTCGACGCACGGTCATCGCCGACCATGTGCGCAACAAGGCTGAGGGCGGCAGCGACGATCGCTGCAACTATCAAGGGCTGTGCGACAAGCATAGCAAGGCCAAGACGGCTCGTGAGGCTGCGCGATCGCGGAAGAGGAATAGGCCGTAAGGTCTGCAATTCGTTGAATTGTTCGGCCCTTTGGGGCTGCAGCAAGGGGAGGGGGAGGGTCAAAACTTCGCCCTGACCGCCCTGAGGACCGCACTGGTAGCCAGATTCTTACGCGGTCAAATTCAAAAGGTAAAAAGTGAGGCGGGATGGCTAGAGGCGGATCCCGACCTGGGGCTGGACGACCACGTAAGGATCCGGCGCTCAAACTGGTCACTGGCACATATCGCCCGGATCGCGATGCGAAGGTGAATCAGGATGTGCCGCTCGGCCCAATGATCGCGCCGCTTCATTTATCGGAAATTGCGCGCCAGTATTTCGCGGCAATCGCCGGCATCCTTGAAGAGCAAAAGCGGTCCAGTCCGCATCATGCGGAACATGTCGGACTGCTCGCACTGCGTCTTGAACAGATCGCCATGTATCAGGCCGTGATCGAGACCGAGGGTTGCACGTTCACCAGTGAAATCGCGCAAACTGGCAAGGATGGTGCGGTTATCGCGCGGAAAGTCATGAAGCGTGCCCACCCAGCGGTTGCGATGTTGTCGGAGGCCTTGCGCCATGCACAGTCGCTTTTGGGGGAGCTGATGCTCAATCCGTCGGCGGCCTTGAAGCTGGCGTCCGGGCACAAGCCGCAAGCCGAAAACGAATTCAACGATTTTTGAGGAAGCTCCATGACCACGACGATCACATTGGAAACCCATCGCTGGCCCACTCGGGTCGTTAGCCGGGACAACTTCGAAAGCGATTGTGGCACCCATAAGCATCATGGCGTGACCGAAGAGATCGTCCCGCCGAACAGCAAGCGCACGCTGCATATCAGCCAGTCCCGCTCGATCGAATTTATCGAATTGCCGCTACCGTCTGCCGAAGCCGGCTGACGATATAGATTGATGTGGACGGGCCGGATTATGCAGCGATCGCGCGCAAATATGCGAGCGACGTTTGTAACGGCAAGATCCCGGCCGGTTTGCAGATCCGGTTACAGTGCCGGCGGTTCATTGATGAGCTGAAGCTCAGCAAGGCACGCGGGGCGCAGTTTCCGTTTCAATTCGATGTCGCGAAGGCATCTCGGCCATGCCGCTTCATCGAAAAATTGCCTCACAGCAAGGGCAAGTGGGCGCGATCGCGGGAGCGCCTCACACTCGAGCCATGGCAAGTCTGGATCATCTGCATCACCTTTGGGTGGGTGCATCGTTCGGGCGAGCGAAAAGGGACACGGCGGTTTCGCCGCCTTTTTCTGGTCGTGCCTCGGAAGAACGGAAAGTCGGCAATTGCCGCCGGGATCGGCACCTACATGCTCTGCGCCGATGGTGAGTGTGGCGCGGAAGTCTATGTCGGCGCTACCAACGAGAAGCAGGCGTGGGAGGTGTTCCAACCCGCGCGGCTGATGGTGGAAAAGACGCCGGCGCTTAAAAAGCATTTCGGTCTGGATGTGCTCGCCAAGGCGATCGTCCGGGTCGCGGATGGATCGAAATTCGAAACAATCATTGGCGATCCCGGCGATGGGCAATCGCCCAGTTGCGCAATCCACGACGAATATCATGAACATGCCGACGACGGTCAGGTGGAGACAATGGAAACGGGCATGGGTGCCCGTGATCAGCCTTTGCAGCTGCTCATCACGACGGCAGGTGATAACCTTGCTGGCCCCTGTTATGCGCTGATCCAGGACGAACGAAAGCTGCTTGCCGGTATCGGCGTGACAGATAAAGCAGCGAACGTCCGCAAGAAATTCGGACTGCCGCCCGGCCCGCCGCTGGAGCATGAAACCTTCTTCGTCGAATATACCATCGACGAGGGCGACGATTGGAAAGCTGAATCGGCCCTGCGCAAGGCCAATCCCAATATGGGAATTTCGGTGGAAGCCGAATTCCTGCGCGCACGGATACGAGATGCGATTGCGACACCGCGAAAAGCGGGCGCCATCAAGACGAAGCACCTTAACCTTTGGGTTTCAGCGAAGTCGGCCTATTACGACATTGAGGCGTGGCGTCGGTGCAAAGATGCGGAGATACCCGTCCGAGCGGTAGACGCGATTTTGCTGCCAAGGCTTCAGGGTCGGCGGTGCGTCGTTGCGCTCGATCTGGCGTCGAAAATTGACATTGCGGCGATGGTTTACTTGTTTCCACCTGTAGGTAGCAAGGCGACCATCGACGATCCTTGGATCATCATCAACCGTTACTTCCTGCCATCGGATACGGTCGAGAATGTTCCAGCTTATTTGGGCTGGGATGCCCTCGGCCTCCTGGATGTCACACCTGGCAACATCATTGATTATGACGAGATTATAGAGGCGATTGAGGACGCCACGACGAGGTTCCAGGTCGAGCATGTCGGCTACGACCCGCATCAGGCAACAATGCTGTCGACCACGCTGACAAAGCGCGGTGTTCCGATGATCGAAGTTCGACAAGGCGTCCTGACGTTCAGCGACCCGATGAAGGAAACGGACGCGGTGATGCGCGCTGGGACGATCGCTCATGGCGGTTGTCCGGTGATGGAGTGGCAGATTTCCAACGTCGTCGCCGCCGCCGACAAGAAGGACAATGTCTATCCGAACAAACCGGACGGGCAAGCGCATCTGAAAATCGACAATCCGGTGGCCATGATCATGGCCTTCGCGATCGCCCTGGCCAACGAAGCCGAGGGACCATCCGTCTATGAGCAACGCGGCGTGCGGGTGCTCTGAGGAGATTGCATGAGCCTGTTCGATCGCATCATCGGCCGCGCGGCCGGGGATGCACCTGCACGCATTGATGGTGGCGGGCGTCCGCTATCGTTCGGTGCGAGCGGGCGGCCGTTGGCACAATCTGTCTCGCCGGATGGCGGTTTTACGATCACGACTTCGGAGGAACTGGAGGCCGCGATGCGCGGCGACGCCGGGCTGTCTGGAGAGGTGGTGACGCCGGAAACGGCAATGCGGAAGGGTGCGGTGTTCGGCTGCGTCCGCCTGATTGCGGGGAAAGCTGCGACCCTGCCGGTTGATTTCAAGAGTCGCGTCGATGAGCGCACGCGCGCCGATGCGTCTGACCACGCCGTCGCGCAGTTGATTCAGCGCAAACCCAATGGTTGGCAAAGGCCCGCCCAGTTCAGGCGGATGATGCAGGCACATGTCCTGCTTCGCGGTAATGCTTTTGCCCTGAAAGTGATCTCGCGCGGCGAAGTTCGCGCGCTGATTCCGATCCACCCTGACCGGGTGACGGTTCGGCAGCGGGATGACCTGCTGTTGGAATATGATGTCGTGCGCAAAAATGGCACCCCCATCACTGTCGGCCAGGATGAGATGTTTCACCTCTATGGCCTGACCTTGAATGGATATTCGGGCGTGACGCCGCTCACTTACGCCCGCGAGACGATCGGCCAGGCGCAGGCACGCGATCGTCAGGTTGCCGCCACGTTCCGCCATGGCGCGCGGCCATCGGGTGCAGTGTCGATGCCCGACGACAAGAAGCTGAGCGATCCGGCCTATGATCGGCTTCAGCGTTCGCTCGACGATTTCCGGGCTGGCGGTGAGAAGGATGGCGGCGTTCTGCTGCTGGAGGAAGGCTTGAAATGGGAAACCATTTCGATGAGCCCGACTGACATGCAGTGGATCGAGGGGCAGAAGCTGTCCCGGTCCGAGATCTGTATGTTCTTCGGCGTGCCGCCTAGCATGATAGGAGATAATAGCGGTTCGGATAGCAATTGGGGGACTGGGCTGGAGCAGAAGTCGAACGGCTTCAGCGCGTACACCATGGAAGATCATCTGGTGATGTGGGAGGAGGCGATCAGCGCGATGATCGCGGATCCCAAGATCTACGCACGATTCAACCGTGCAGCGATGGTCCGCACGGACATCAAAACACGCTATGCGGCCCATGCCATCGCGCTCCAGTGGGGCTGGACATCGCCCAACGAAGTGCGCGCGTTGGAGGATCAGAACCCGCGCGATGGCGGCGACATCTACTACCCGCCGCCAAACACGGCCGGAACGTCTGACAAATCCGAGAAGGATGACAATGATCCAGATGCGTAACATGCCCCGCGTGTTTGCGGGCGCGCGCCCTGGCGCGCTGCCGTTTCCCGTCGATAAGAATGTGCAGGCGTTTACGCCGGCGTCGGTGCTGGACCGCTATGATGCTGCAGCCGGTGTTCGAGCCGTCGCAAGGGGCGACAATGTCATCACCATGTTTGACAGCATCGGTGAGGATTATTGGTCGGGCGAAGGTGTGACCGCCAAAAAGGTGCAGTCCCAACTGCGCGCGATCGGCGACCGCGACGTCGAAGTCCATATCAACAGCTATGGCGGCGACATGTTCGAGGGCATCGCGGTCTATAACGTGCTGCGCGAACATCCGCAAAATATCACGGTCAAGGTGATGGGGATGGCGGCGTCGGCCGCGTCGATTATCGCCATGGCCGGGGACACGGTCGAGATTGGCGCAGCGTCCTTCCTGATGATCCATAATTGTTGGGTTTTCGCAGGCGGGAACCGCCATGAATTGCGCGCCACCGCCGACTGGATGGAGCCGTTCGATGCCGCTATGACCGGCGTTTACGCCGCGCGCGCCGGGGCCGAAGCCGAGCAGATCGTCAAATGGATGGACGCCGAGACCTTCATGTCCGGCGCGACGGCGATTGAACGCGGCTTTGCCGACGCACTTCTGCCTGCGGACCAGATCGAGACCGATGCCAAGGCGCAGGCCAGTGACCGGTCACTCAATGAATTGCGATCCATGGAGCTGGCGCTGGTTGGCGCTGGCATGACGCGCAGCCAGGCGCGCGCGCGCATCAAGAATCTGAAGGGCACGCCAGGCGCTGCCACCGAGGAACCCACCACGCCAGGCGCTGGTGATCCCAAACTTGCCGAGGCGCTCACTGGGCTCCTCGCGACCGTCACCCGATAGGAGCAATCACCATGAAGAATTTGAACCGCGCCGCCCTGATGGCGGCCGGCGCGACCCTTGTCGCGTCCACGCCCCGTGCCGTTTTCGCCGCCCCGCGCGCCGAGGCTGACAATCCCGTGGCCATGATCGCGCAAATCAATGCTGCCGTCGAAGCGATGCGCGCAAAGCATGAAGAGGCGATTTCGGGCCGTCTTACCCAGGCCGAAGCCAACGCGCTGATCGAGCCGATCAATGCGGAGATCGACCGTCTGTCGGCAGCGCTGACCGCCGCGCAGCTGGGCGGTGGCGCGGGCGATAGCATGACGCCTGCCGCGCGCCAGCATTCGCAGACTTTCAATACGTGGTTCCGTCGCGGCGATCGCGCCATCGATGCCGACATGCGCGCGCTGGAGGTACAGGCTGGCCTTACCACCCAGTCCGACCCGGACGGTGGCTATCTGGTCCCCGTCGACATGGAACAGGGCATCGACCGCGTCATGGGCGCGGTATCCGTATTTCGCCAGTTGGCCCGTGTCGTCCAGATTTCGGGCGACACCTACAAGAAGCTGGTGAGCATGGGCGGCGCTGGTGCCGGCTGGGTCGGTGAAGAGGACGAACGCGGCGAGACCGGCACGCCGACGTTGCGCGAGATCGCGATCAACACCGGCGAGCTGTATGCCAACCCGGCCACCACGCAGACGCTGCTGGACGACGCCCGCGTCGATATCGCCGCCTGGCTGGCGGATGAGGTCTCGATCGAGTTTGCCGAGCAGGAAAGCGAGGCGTTCATCACCGGGTCGGGCGTCAAGAAGCCACGCGGTCTGCTCAATTACGATACGGTTGCGAATGCGAGCTATGCCTGGGGCAAGATCGGTTTCATCAAGACCGGCGCGGCCGCAGCCTTCGCCGCGTCGAACCCCGCCGACGCCATGATCGACCTCTATTATGCGCTGAAGCAGGGCTATCGCAACGGCGCGGTTTTCCTGACGTCCGACCCCGTCATGGGCGAAATGCGCAAGTGGAAGGATGGGGAGGGCAATTATCTGTGGACGCCCCCGTCGGCCACGGCCGAAGTCGCCACTGTCCTGGGCAAGCCGGTCTATACCGACGACTTCATGGATCCGCTGGGCGCTAACAAGTTTCCGGTGGCCTTCGGCGACTTCAAGCGCGGCTATACGATCGCCGATCGCATGGGCGTCCGCATCCTGCGCGATCCGTTCACCAACAAGCCGTTCGTCCATTTCTACACCACGAAGCGCGTTGGCGGCGGCGTCACCAATTTCGAGGCGATCAAGCTGCTGAAGTGTGCCGCCTGATCGACTGACGGTCTGGCTTTCTGGCTTTCTGGCTTTCTGGCCGCCGGGGGAAACTCCGGCGGCTTTTCCTTTCCTGCAATTTTTGGAGACCTTCGATGAAGGACATTCATTCCGCAATGTCGGTCGCGGTCGCGATCGGCAATGCCGTGCTGACGGCCGATAACACGCCGGCAGCGATCGACCTGCGCGGCTATGACGCGGCGGAGATCCTGCTCGCGATCGGCGCGGGTGGTATCACGTTCAGCGGTGCCAACAAGATCGAGTTCAAGCTCACGCATAGCGACGACGACGTCACCTATGATGCGGTCGATATCGGCGACGTGCTGGGCGTGGCCTCGGTCGGGACCGGCGGCATCATCAAGGCGCTGATCGCGGCCCATGCCGACGCCGCTGCCTATCGCTTCGGCTACAAAGGCGGACGGCGCTATCTCAAGCTGCTGGCCGATTTTTCCGGCACGCATGGCACCGGCACCCCGATCGCCGCGCTGGTGATCAAGGGCTGGGGTCACGACAACCCGCAGGCCAATCAGGCCTAAGCGCTATGTCCATGGATGGTCCGATCACGGTCGCCGACGCGAAGCTCCACCTTCGCGTCGATACGGCCGATGACAATGTCGCGATCGCGGATCTAATCCGTATCGCCGCGCGTCAGATCGAGACCATCTATGGCGTGGTGGCGGTGCAGAGGACCATGTCGTTCAGCCTGGACTGTTTCCCGCGCGAATTGCGCATCCGCGCCATACCTGTGGTCCCCGAGAGCATCGCGATCCACTATCTCGATCCGGCGGGCGATACCCAGCTTTTCGAAGATTTCCGCTCGTTCGTCCGGGACGACTGGACATTTGTGACACCATCTATCGGCGCGCGATGGCCGCGTGCCGCCGCGGTACCCGGCGCGATTACGGTGACGGCTACGGTCGGTCATATCGATCCGGAGGCGACGATCGAGGCGCAGCAGGCCGCTGTCCCGCAAGATGTGCGACAGGCGACCCGCTATCTGGTCGAACATCTCTACACGCGGGCGGGTGGGCCTGTGCCTGCAGCCGTCGATGACCTTATCAATCATTATCGTTTCAGGCGGATGTGATGGGCGATCGCCGCTTGCTGCCCGCCCGACGCAACAAGCGCATCCGGTTCGAGGTGCGCCGTGGCGAGAAGGATGGGTATGGCCATCGCACCGTCAATGCCGAATGGCGCGAGAAGGCGCATCGATCGGCCAATGTGATGTACGGGGCGGGCAGCGAACAGCGCGCCGCGGCGCAGCCCAGGGAGGCGGCGCAGCAGGTCGGATCGCAAACGGCGAGCTTCTATGTTTTGGCCGATAGCGACACCCGCGCCGTCAGTATTCGCGATCGCATTCGCTATCCGCTGAGCGATCCCGATCCGGCGAAATGGCCGGCGTGGGAGATCAGCGCGATCGAGGAGATCGGGTTCAACGAGGGGTTCGGCTTTACCGCGACGCGGGTGGCGACATGAGCGATCCGCTGGAGGCCTATGGCGCGCGCCTGGCGGACAGTCCGGTCGGGCCGATGGTCGCGACTATCAGCTGGGGCGATCGGCCGGAGGGCGAACCCTTTCCCGCTCTGGTGTTGATGGTCGTCTCTCCTGGCCGCCGGTATGACCATGACGGTTTCGACGGCCTACAGTCTCCACGGGTGCAGGCCGATATTTGGGCCGAAAGTTTCGCGGAAACCCGTCGGATCGGCGACGCCTATATCGCGGCGATCGAACAAGCGGCTTTGCGCGACGGCGTGCAGTTCGGCGCGGGCTTCGTCGATTCCGATATCGATATTCCGCCCATTTCGGGCAGCGGGCGGGACAGCATCTATCGCCGATCGATCGACATGTTGCTCACCTGGGAGGTGCTGTGATGGACATGCGGATGCGGTTCGATGGCGCGCAGGATATGCGCGACACGCTCAAGCGGATCCGGCAGGGCATGGGGCAGGCGCTGTTCGAGAAGAATGCGCGCGCCGCTTTGACGCCGATGCGCAACAAGATGGCATCGAACGCACCAGTACGGACGGGGCGGACGCGGCGCAGCATCACGATCGCGCCGCTCAATAAGCTATCGAATTACCGCATGTCATCGCGGCTTCACGACCTGTCGCCCGCGTCAGACCATCAATATGCGATGTATGTCGGCCCGGAAATCACCGACGACGATGATGTCTATTACATCGTTTTCGTCGAACTCGGCACGATCAACGCCCCCGCCCATCCCTTTATCCGTCCGGCCTTCGACCAGGAAGCGCCCGGCGCAATGACCTATTTCATCCAGTCCATGTGGACGGACATCGAAAAGTTGGCAGCTTAGGAGCAATCGCAATGGCCAAAACTACCCATGGCACCACCATCCATCTGGGTGCAGTCAAACTGGCGGGTGTCACCAACGTCAAACTCCCCAACATGACGCGCGGCATGATCGGTACGACCGACCATGACACGATCGTCGCTAAGGAGTTCATGCCCGAAGATCTCTATGAGCTGGGCGACTGCGTCATCACGATGAATTACGTTGCGGGCAGCACGACCGACGACGCCTGCCTTGCCGCGATGACCGCCAGCGCCGAATCGCCCATCGCCGTTACCGCGCTGGTCAAGGCGGCGGCGGGCACCGAGGACGTGGACTTCAATGCCTTCGGCACGACCTACGAAATCGGCGACCTGCCTTCCGGATCGACCGACAAGCAGACCTGCACGCTGACGCTCAAGCCGACCGGCGCGCGCGGCCAGGCACCGACCGTCTGATGCGTCGCGCGACCTTCCTGAAGGCGGAGGCCGATTTCACGTTGGAAGACGTGACCTATCGGCTGGTGCTCGACAATCTCGCCTGGCTCGCGATCGAGGAGATACTCGATACCTCACTGCTCGACTTCATGGGTCGGCTGAAGGCCACGATCGAGGCGGGGAAAAACCCACGGATCGGCGACCTGGCCGCAGTGCTGACGGCCGCGCTGGATCGTCATCACCCGGAGATCGATCTCGATCAGGCGGCCGATATGATGCTGACCGGAGACACGCAGTTGAAGGCGGCGCTCATCACCGTGATCAATGGATCGCTGCCGGGCAGTGCCGACAAGGCTGACGGCGAGGATGCGCTGGGAAACGGACAGAGCCCGGCGCCGACCGGTGGGACTGGGAAGCCATCATCGCAAACTGGTGCCGCGCCGGGCAGCCGCTCTCGGCCTTCTGGGAAAGCACGCCCCGCCTTACCGCGCTCGCGATCCGGGGCGAAGGCGAAAAGCTGAACGGCGACCATATCGGTCGCGCCTGGTCCGTCTATCATCATGCAGCGCTTCGCCACGCGAAGGAGCTGCCATCTATCCGCGAACTCGCGGGTGAGAAGCCGGAGGAGGTCGTTCAGTCGGCCGATACCCAACTTTTCCATGTCCGGCTGCTGAAAGCCTATTTCAAAACGCGGCCGACATCGAGCGGCGCACCGCTTCCCCCTACAGACTAGCCCTGCAGTAGCAGGCTCAAATCGCCATCGGAGACCGTCGACATGAGTAGCATTGTCGGCCGCCTCCATGGCGTGCTGGATCTTGACGCCAAGGGGTTCGACGCCGGACTTGCTGCCGCCGACATTTCCTTGGACGGGTTCGTGTCCAAACTGCGCGGTGTCGAGGAATCGATCCGCAATATCGGCCTTGGCCTGACGGCCGGGATCACGCTGCCGGTGGCCGCTATCAGCATTGCCAGCGCACGCACGGCCGGCGATTTCGAAGCGTCCATGAACCGGGTCAAATCGGCGCTGTATGGAATCAGGCCGGACCAGCTAAGCGCCCTGTCCGACGCGGCGCAGGAGATGGGGCCGGCGGTCGGCAAGTCGGCGATCGAGGCGGCCGACGGGATCGAGATGCTGGCCAAGAATGGCCTGACGGCATCGCAGATCATGGACGGGGCGCTCGAAGAGTCACTCAAGCTATCGGCGCTGAGCTTTTCGGACCTCGGCAACTCGGCTGACCTGGTCACCGACATCATGGCGCAATTCGGCAAGAGCGCCGACGAATTGTCGCCTGTCGTCAATCGGATCGCGGGGGCGCTCAATGCGTCGAAATTCGGTTTCGATGATTATGCGGGCGCGGTTGCGCAAGTCGGCGGCGTCGCTGGCGGGCTGGGCGTATCTTTCGAGGATCTGAATGTCGCGCTGACGGCCACATCGTCGCTGTTCGCCAGCGGATCGGATGCCGGGACATCGTTCAAGACCTTCCTGTTGGCGCTGACGCCGAACAGCAAGGAAGCCGGGAAGGAGATGGAGCGACTCGGCCTGTCCTTCTTCGATGCCAGCGGACAGATGAAGCCGCTGACGGAGATCGCGCAAATATTGCGCGATCGTCTTGCCGGTCTGTCCGACGAAGCCCGCACCGACGCGCTGAAGACGATATTCGGGACGGACGCGATCCGTACGGCCATCGGCCTGATGACGCAGGGCGCAGCCGGTCTGGACGCGATCAAGGTAGCGATCGACCAGGTTAGCGCGGCCGAGCAGGTGGCCACGGCCCGCGATGGCTATAATGCATCGCTGAAGGACAAGGCCTCCGCCTTTGAAGCATTGCGGATATCCATCGCCAATGGTGGTTTGCTGCAGATCCTTACCGCCGTGAACAATGCAATAGCCGGTGTCGTTGATGCGCTCGCGGATCTACCGGAGCCAATCATGGCAGCGATTGGCGTTTTTGCCGGTATCGCAGCAGCCATCGGTCCGTTGATGCTGGTGATGCTGACGCTGGCCAAGGTGGTCATTCCTCTGGTCGCCTTGCGCTTCGGCGGTCTGGGACTTGTGATTGGCGCGCTGCTCAATCCCATAGGACTGATCATCAGTGCCCTTGGGTCGCTCATCATTCGCATAGGTGCCGCGCGCATCGCGATGCTCGCGTTTGGCACCGCACTTCGCTTTGCCGCTGGGCCGATCGGGCTGATCATCACCGCTCTAGCTGCCCTCGTATTGTGGCAAGGCCGATCTACCGAGGCCAGCGAAGCGGCGCGGATCGCGCAGGACAAGGCGTCGGAAGGCCTGCTCAGACAGCGCCAGTTGACCGACCAGTTGGCCATGGCGACCGGCAAATTGCGCGAGGAGCTACTCGCCAAGGCGCGTGTCGAAATGAACACGGCCGGGGCCGACCTGGTCAAGGCGCGACAAGATCTCGGCACAGCCAGAAAGGCGCTTGCCGACGCAAAAAATACGCCACGGCAAAGTGGCAGTTCGGTCGCCCGCTTTGGCTATGTGGCGGACGATCCAAACGTTGCAAAGGACATCGAGCGCGCCGAGAATGAAGTCCGCGCCCGCGCGCAAGCGCTGGCTACGATCGCTGATCGTCGCAAAGCCTATGCCGACGCCATAATGGCGCCTGCCTACACGCCGCCGGAAATCCCTGCGGCCGTAGAAGATGATGGCAAGAAGACGGATACGCCGGCGGGGCCGAGCGGACGTTCGGCCGAAGATATCGATGCCGATTATCAGAATCAGTTGCGATCACTGGTGGCGCAGACGTTGTCCGCGCGCGCATCGATGGCGACGTCGGCGCAGGCGCGGGCCGAGATCCAGCACCGGATGCTCAACGACGAGATCCGGGACCGCAGGGACGAGATCACGTCCAACGGCGATCTGACCAAGGCCCGCAAGGCCAAGTTGCTGGAGGAGTTGTCCTATCTGGAGGTAGCGGCACGCCAGCGGATCGACGCCGAAGCTCAGGACCGACTTATCGACGAAGAGATCGCGATCAAGAGCGATGCGCTGAATGCGCAGCGCGAGTCCCTGCAGGCGCGCGAGAGCCTAGCTACGACCGATGCGGAGCGCGCGCGGATCCAGATGGATATCCTGGACAAGGATATCGAGATGGAGCGCCTGGCGCTGGAAGGCGTGTTGCGCAAATCGACGACCAACGACACCGAGCGGTTGCTGGCGCAGAAAAATCTGGACCTGCTCGACCAGAAGAAAGGCGAGGAGCAGGCGATCATCGCACGGCGCAATGCCGGGCCGCTGGAGGCGTGGCGACAGGCGATCCCCAAGTCGGCCGCCGAGATCAACGAGGCCTATGAAAATATCGCGGCGCGCGGGCTGACCAACATGAATGACGCGCTGGGCGAGGCCGCTGCGCGGACGCTCAAGCTCAAAGGCTTTGCCGGTCAATTGTTCAACCAGCTGATCAGCGACCTGATCCGGTTCCAGGTGCAGCAGACGATGGGCGGCGGCGGCGGGATATTGGGCGGTATATTCAAGCTGGGCAGCAGCCTGTTGGGCGGCGGTAGCGGGGCAGCGCTGGGCGAAGCGATCGACATCGATGGCCTACGCGGGCTGGCCGCGATCGAGGCGGGATCGACGCCCGGCTTCGACATGGGCGGCAGCTTCCGGGTCGCAGGGCTTCCCGGCATCGATTCGAACATGATGGCGATCAACGGTGTCCCGGTCGCGCGCGTCGGCCAGGGCGAGCGCGTGATCGTCGATCCGCAAAAGGGCCAGAATGACAATGGCGGGGGCACATTGCATATCGTGCCATCGGACTATTTCGACGTCGTCGTCGACAAGCGGGCAGCGAGCGTCGCAGGGCCGATGGCGGTCAATTCGTCACTGCATGCGCGCAGCGCCGCTTCGGCCGACAGCGTGCGGCGCGCGCGCCGCCGGATACCGGGTCGCTGATGGCAGTCGTCCAACTGCCCGGCTGGGCCGCGCCGAATGACGCCACCCCCTATGTGCGGGATTTTGGCGGCATTTTGACGCCGTTTCTGGGCGGCCCGGAAATCCGGATCAACCGGCTGGGCACGCGGTTCGGCCTGCGCGTCTCGCTGCATCCGATGCGTTCGCGCGATCAGGCTTTGATCATACAATCCCGCCTGTTGCAGGGGCGCGAAGACAGGCTGATCATGGGCTGGCGTCAGCCAGGGTTCGACGCAGGCGATCCCGGCGCGCCGAAACTGTCGGCGGGTGTCGTCTCCGGCATGGTCCTGCCGCTCAAAGACATGACGCCAGGCTATCTCATCCGCGAGGGCCAGTTCTTTTCGATCATCCATGCGGGTCGTCGTTACATGCATATGTTCCGCGCCGACGCAATCGTCGATCCCGGCGGCAATGTGAATGCGGCCATCTGGCCGATGATCCGCACGGGCCTGTCGACCAACGACGTCGTAGAAATCGTCTTCCCACAGATTGAAGGTCAGGTCTCGCCCGGCGAGGAAATATCGTGGCAAATCTCGGTCGCGAAGCTCGCCAGCTTCTCTTTTACCATCGCCGAAAGCGCCTGAACGCCTGAGGGCGAGGCGTATCTTCAAACGAAATTATGACGGGCGGTCCTTCGAGGCCGCCCTTTTTATTTGGGGGAACCCCATGGACCCGACGCTCAAAGCCGCGCTGGGACAGCCGACCGTATGGCTGTTCGGCGCGCTCAAGATCGTGTTCCCGGACTACACCCTTTGCCTGCTCGACGGATCCGCGCAACTCGTGATCGGCGGCGAGACCTATGTCGGGATCGATCCCGTCTTTGGTGCGATATCGAGCATTTCGGAGCTGGACGAGGAGATTGGCGACAGCGCGCCGGAGATCACGATCACGCTGTTTCCGCCCGACGTGAGTGCGATGGCGGTGCTGTCGCACCCGTCGATGCAGGGGAGCGTCGTCACGCTGATGGTCGGCGCGGTCGATCCGGTCAGCGGTGCGGTGATCGGAAATCCGGAACCCGTGTTCCTGGGCGAGATCGATGTCCCCACGATCGACATAGCGCCCGACGGCCAGCGCAGCGTCACCTATTCTGTCGTCAGCGTCTTCGAGCGCTTGTTCGAGGTCGAAGAAGGCCAGCGCGCGTCGGATGGCTGGCATCAATCCATCTGGCCCGGTGAGCTGGGCCTTGAATATATGACGGGCACCGACGTCAATCTGTACTGGGGCGCGAAGCCGCCCGCCAGTGCGGTGACGGCCAAAGGGTTCGATGCTGCCCGCGCCGCGATCACCCGTGGCCAGAGCCTTTCGCTATGACCGAAATGGAGCGGCGGCACGCTGCGATCGAGGCGACGATGGCCCGCTATCGCGATCGTCCCTTTACCTGGGGCAAGGTCGATTGCGCGCGGGTCGCGGCCTTCCATCTGAAGCAGCTCGGCTTCAAAATCCTGATCAGTAAGGCAGGCGCTTATCGATCGGCCGCAACGGCGCAAAATGCCCTTCGCCGCATGGGCTATGCGACGCTGGCCGAAATAGCGGACGGTATCGGACTGACGCCCATCGCATATTCGCGGATGAAGCTGGGCGATATTGCCGAAGTACCGAGCGAGCATCCCATCGGATCGCTGCTGCTCTACGCCGGCAACGGCAATTGCTTCGGCTTCCATCAGGATCATCTCGGCCTGGTCACGTTGCAGCCGACCCAGATCCTGCGCGCCTGGAGCGTGATCTGACATGTCGAAGACGCTTAGAACCGCCGCACTGGTGGTCGGTGCGGTGGCGTTGGTTGCTACCGGCGTGGGCGCGGCGGCGGGCGCTGGCCTGTTCGGGTTCACGGTCCAAGCGGCGAGTCTCGGCGCGCTGGCCGGGTCGATCGCGGGTGCAGCTAGCCTCGCCGCGGGAGCCTTGTCCCTTGGCGCGTCGATTTTTGCCAAGAAGCCATCCTTCTCGGCCGAGGGATCGCCAACGGTCTTTCAGACCAATCCGCAAAGCGGTCTGCCTTATGCAATGGGCCGGACCCGGATGTCGGGGCTGCGTTGTTACGCGCGGACCTATGACGGATTCAAGATCCAGTCGAAGCACGACATATTGGCGTTCGTCGCGCTGCTGTCGATCGGCGGACCGATCGAAGAGATTGAGCGGTTTACCGCCGACAATGAGGTCGTCGCCTTCGCCGGTGACGGCAATGCGGTTGGCGGCTTCGCCAATTATATGGCGCAGAAGGTGTCGACGGGATCGCCAGGCGCGTCGGCGCTGGCCATGTCCTTCGGCGGCGCGGGCTTTCCCGGCTGGGGCGCTGGCCATAAATTGTCGGGCATCGCGCATGCGCAATGGGCGCTGCGGTTCGATACCGAAGGCGAGAAATTCGGCGCAGGCGTTCCAGAGCCGGCCTGGATCGGCAAATGGGTTCGGGTCTATGATCCGCGTCTCGACAGCAGCTATCCCGGCGGATCCGGCCCTTGTCGGCCGCTGGATGAAACCACCTATGTCTGGTCGGCCAATCCGGGACTGCATGCGCTGACCTGGGCGCTCGGCCGGGTGCAGAATGGCAAGCGGACGTGCGGTATTGGCGCGCCCTTCGCCAATATCCGGGTCGCCGATTTCGTAGAGTGCGCCAATGTTTGCGACGCCAATGGCTGGACCGCCGGCGGCGTCGAATGGACGACCGACAGCAAGTGGGACATCCTGAAGCGCATCCTGCAGGCCGGGGGCGCGCGGCCGACGATGACGGGCGCAATGATCGGTTGCCTGGTCGCCGCGCCGCGCACCGCGATCGCGACGATCGAAAGCTGGCATCTGCTCGACGGGTTGTCGATCGCCGCCACCAAGAGCCGTCGCGATCGGTTCAACAGCGTCATCCCGCGCTATGTGAACGAGGATAATGACTGGGCGGTCATATCCGGGTCGGCGATCACGGTACCGGCGTTCGTAACGGCGGATGGCGGCGCGCGGACCAAAGAAATCGACATGCCGCTGGTGCAAGTCTTTTCGGGACAGCCAGCGACGCAACCGGGCCAATTGGCCGCCTATGAGATCGTCAACAGCCGTGAGGCCGGACCGATCAGCTGGACGACCGGGCCTGAATGGATCGGCCTCAAAACCGGCGACGTCATCTACCTCAATGTGCCGGAGGAAGGGCTGCATAATCAGCCGGTGCTGATCACGCGGCGATCGCCGGATCCGTCGACGGGCAAGGTCAGCTTTTCGGCCGAGACCGAGACCTATTCGAAACATGCGTTCGCGCTGGGCCAAAGCACGACGCCGCCAGCGCCCTTCGCGCTGACCGCGCCGAGCCTGAAGCCGCCCGCCCCGGACCTGGATGACTGGGCGGTGACGGCTGTATCGACCGGTCAGGGGCAGCCTGCGATCGTGGTGGCTGGCTCCAACGGTTATCCTTCGGCCGACGCGATCCTGATCGACTATCGGGTCGCGGGCAGCGCGGATTGGACCAGCTCGACGATATTGAAGGCGAGCCCGACCGTGTTGCACACGATCGCGCCGTTGCAGCCGGAGACGCTTTACGAGGTGCGGATCGGCTATCGCGCCGGAACGCAGGATGGCGATTTTACCATCCTGGACGCGATACTGACAAACAAGACCGGCCTGCCGGTGGGGACGACCCAAATCACGGCCCCTGACGGCACGCCGCTGGCGACCTTCGGCGAACTGGGCGGCTTTGCCTATATCCCGGACCTGCTAGTCGATCGGATCAAGGCCGGTACCGGCAACAGCGCCCAGTTCGCATCGACGTCGGCCAGTTCGTCGGTCGTCGGCGCCGGGATGGCGACGCCGATCACCGTCCTTAGTTCGACGGTCACGTTGCTGGGCCCAGGATCGATCGATGCCAAGTCGGCGATCGCCATCAGCTATGGCGGCACGCCGAGCAATTCGTCGCTGCAGTTAGTGATCGACGGCAGCGTCGTGTTCGCCGTCGGCGGCGCGACGACCGAAATATCCGTCGTGCTGGCCGGATCGAAATATTTTCCGTCGGCCGGCACCTACACCGTCGAGGTCGTCTTTGCCGCGCCGAGCGCCATGACGGTCGTCAGTCGCAACCTATCCACGACGATCATCTACTGATGATCATCGCGGTCTTCTTCGATCCCGATACGGGCACGATCCTGCAATGCACGGCCGCTCCGCAGAGCTGGGTCGAGGCGGACGGTCGCGCCTGGATCGCAGTGCCCGAATTTCGCGCCACCTGGGACGCCACGCATCGCGTCGTTGACGGCGCGCTGGTCGCCATCGCGCCGTAGGCCAAAGCCACAAGGACTATCGAACCATGAAACTTGCGGGTCTATCGCCCGCCGGCGTGCTGATCGTGCGCGCCGGCCAGCCCTTTGCCATGCGCGTGCGACTTCGCAATGCGCAGGGCGACCTTCAGAATCTGACCGGGCGCAGCTTCATCCTGTCGGTGCGCTTTGCCGACCAGACCGTCCCGCTGCTCAATATCGCGGGCAATCTGTCGAGCGATGGCATGTCGTCGGACATATTGGCAACCGAAGCGCAAGCGCGCCAAATTTATGATTGGAGCCTCTCGGCCGCGCTCGAATATGATATCGCCGAGACCACGAGCGGCTCCGCGATCGCGCGCTGGTATGAGCGGATCGATACGTTGCCCGGCAGCGATCTGCCCGGCCAGACCGCACCGCTGATCGCGGACATCCCCGCGAGCGAGATAACGCTCGACCTGCCGGTACTGGAGATCACGGAGCGCGGTGCGACCGGGCCGAGTCACAGCTTTGAACTGTTCTATGCCGGGGACATTGCCGAGCCGACGTTGGCTGCGACGAAGCAGCTGTATATGGAGGCTGCGCAGCCATTCGCCGATGCAGCGGAGGTTTCGGCCGGGACGGCGAGCGAGGCAGCGACCCTCGCGGAAAACGCGAAGCTGCAGGCTGAAGCGGCGGCGTTGACGGCGCTGCTCGGCAATATCTATCAGGATTATGATGCGGGGTTTGCCGCGACGGACGATGGCGATCAGTGGGTCAGCTATGGCCCGGAAGGTGCCTATGCGACTCGCTACCTGAAAACCGGTGGCGCTGGCATCGCGATCGACGCCTATCCGAGCAAGACCGTCATCGACCTGCTCAACGCCCTGTTGCAGGACGACGGCGCGGCTGGTTTCGCCGTGTGCGACGCCGATGGTATTCCCTATCTCTCGTCCGATGGCGAGGGCAATCTCTTCGTGCGCAGCTTGCGGCTGACGGACGTCGAGATCGTCCAGGATGAGGAGGGCCATTTCGAGATCATCGATCCGATCGACGGTGCCGTCTCTTTTACCACCGATCCGACGCAAACGCGGTTCCTGACGGCGGACGAAGGCGTCGAACTGGATGGATTGAAGCAGGCTTTCGTCCCCGACGGATTGCCGGGCTTTGCGGTGTGCGACGATGATGGCACGCCCTTTTTCGGGACCGATGAGCATGGCAACGCTTTCGCCAAGTCGATCCACATCGATGGCCTGCATCTGACCGACGACGGGCAGACCGAGATCGAGGTGCTGGCGGAAGAGGGAGGGATGGTCGCGCTTTCCACCCGCGATTTCGTGCGGCGCTGGGAATTGCCCGACACGGCGTCGGATGATGTGGCGCAACGCGACGCGGCCAACCTCGCGCTGTCGGCGGCGGTGGCGCGACAGTTCAACACGACGCAGCAGCCGATCATGCGCAATGCGGTGGATCTCTTCGTTGCCTATGGACAGTCGCTTGGCCGTGGCCAGGAATGCTGGCCGGTGCTGTCCAAGACGCCGCGCAATGACGGCGGCGTCTATATGTTGGGCCTGTCGACCCGCCCCTGGACGCAAACCGGCACGTCGTTTGATCCGCTCTACGGCACCGACCCGCTCAATGCGCGGCTCCATCCCATGGTCGCCGTGGTCAACGTCAACAATACGCTGCCAAGCGACGCGACGATCGCGGCCTATGTGCCTGGGACCAACGTGCCTGGAGAGGGGCCGGAGGTCGGCGCTATCAATTTCCTGCGCGCAGCCTATCTCGATCATCATGGGGTCGAAGCCGATCCCGCCACGCCCTGGGCAGTCATCAGTTGCGGGGTCGGCGGGCAGTCGATCGAGGCGCTGTCGAAGCCCGCCAGCAATGTGGCGGACAGCTACTATAATCGCGTGCTGGACGGCATCGCCAAGGTGATGTCGCAGCCCGAATTTGCAGGCATGGACGTGCGCGTTCCCGCGATCCTATGGCTGCAGGGCGAAGAGGATTATGAGAATGGCGCGGCGAGCGAGAACCCGTCGATAGCCGATTACAAGTCGGCGTTGCGCCAGCTCCGCACCGACCTGAATGCGGACATCGCCGCGCTCACCGGCCAGACGAAGCCGCCCGCGTTCGTCACCTACCAGACCAGCGGTTTCAACACCGAGGATTTCGGCAATCTGTTCGTGGGCGAGGCGCAGCTGGAGGCGGCGACGCAGGACACGGGCCTGCATATGGCGGCGGCCACCTATCCACTCACCGACAAGACGGTGCATCTCGACCCCAACGGGTCGCGCTGGCTCGGCATGCAGTTCGGCAAGGTGCTGTCGCGCCTGCTGCTGCGCAAGGAGGGGTGGATGCCGCTCCATCCCCGGCGCGCGACCATTTCCGGCACGGAGGTATTGATCGATTTTCATGTGCCGGAGCCGCCCCTGCGGTGGGCCTTGCCCTTCGAGCAACTGGTCGCCACCGACTATGCGAACAAAGGCTTTGTCGTTCGCGATGCTCAGGGAGACATCCCGCTTTCGTCGGTCGATATCGCCGGTCAGACGATGGTTCGCCTGACCCTAAGTCGTCCGGCCGTGGGCGCAGTGCGCGTCGAAGGCGGTACCAAACGTGGATCGAGCGGCAATCTGTGTCTGCAGGATAGCGACGCGACGATCGCCACCGAAAATTATGAATATGCGCCGGGCACCGGCCAATATGCGGCAGCGAACATCGCCGCCCTGGTCGGGAAACCATACCCGCTCGAAAATTGGTGCGTGAATTTCTCGATTGCGGCTGACGCCGCCTGATCTGCCTCTTCCATCAAAGGATAAAGCCATGACGACTGTGTATGACAGCCGAGCGAAGGTCTATGCCACCAGCCGCGAGCTTCGGCCGCCGGTCGGTGGCGATGCCTGGGAATATTTCAATTATCTGGGCAACGACCCCCTGACCGATCTGGTTGCGCCAACGGAGCGTAACATGATCCGGGGCAAGCCGGAGGGCCAGGTCATCGGGACGCCCGTTGTCCAGGACTGCGCCGTCCGCTGCACCGGTTTGGTCAACTACATTCAGGCGATGACCGAAGCGATGGCGCAATTCACGTTCATCGCGATCGCCAGGCCGGTGTTGCCCGACGCAGGCGGGGTGCCGCTGATTTCCAATACCGGTTCGGTCTGGCCGACCACCGGAACGGCGACCAGCGGCTCGGCCCTATATCTCAACGATGTGGCCGCCGGTAACGGGCTATTGCGGCTGACCACCCAACAGGGCGCGAACAATGCCGGGACGGCCGCCACCGTGGCGGCGTCGACCGGCGATTTCACGGCCGCGGCCGCTGGTTTCCAGATGTTCGTCGGCCGGTGCTTCCCAAACGGCGACCGGATCGCGAAGATCATGGGGCTGGGGCTGACTTCGGTGCCCGTCAATTCCGCGCTTCCCGCCGCGCTGGCGCAACCGCTCCGCATAGGTTCGCAATATAATGGCGCAGCGGTGGGGCCGGTCGATATCGCTGGCGTGGGGATCTTGAGCGCCGCGCTTAGCGATGTCGATCTCACAACGCTCTATGCGTTTCTCAAGCGGCCATATCTTCGCCGCCAGATCATCATCTGAGGCCCGATGATGTCCCCCGAATTGCTCACCGCCTTCGGCCAGTTCGGGCCGCTCGGCCTGTTCATCGCCTATCTCGTGTGGCGCGAAAAGACGCTGGCCGAGCAGCGCGCGCAGATCGAGGAGAAGCGCATCGATGCCGACAAGCTGCTCGCCTCGTCTCTCACCGCGCTGACCATCACGATCCAGGATCTAAAAGGTCAGATCAAATGAGTGGCGAGGCCATCACCGCCCTGCGCGATCGCGAGCGCGCGGCCGAGGCGCTGCTGGCGGCGTGCGTCGCCTGTATCAAACCGCCGGTCGCGCGCAACAAGCGCGCGGCCAGGCGCCCATCCATGAAGAGGAGCCTGTCGTGACCATCAAGCGGCTTATCGACGATCTCATTGCCCGTGAGGGCGGCTATGTGAACCATCCCGCCGATCGCGGCGGACCGACCCATTGGGGCATCACCCAGGCGCTGGCGCGCAAGGACGGCTATGCTGGCGACATGCGCGACCTTCCACGGTCCCGTGCCTTCGCGATTTACTGGCAACAGTTTGTCGTCGCGACAGGAATCGACCTGCTGGCGACACGTTCGGCCGCGATCGCGGCCGAGGCACTGGACACCGGCGTCAATATGGGAGCGCCGTGGGGCGTGATGTTCCTGCAGCGCGCGCTCAACGCCTTCAATGAACGCGGCCAGTTGTGGTCCGACCTGGCCAAGATCGATGGCGATTATGGATCGCGCAGCGACGCCGCGCTGCTGGCATACCTGCAGCATCCACGTCGCGGCCGGGTGGACGTGCTGCTGGCGGCCATGAATGCGCTGCAAGGCGAGCGGTATATCGGCATCGCCGAGCGCAATGCCAGCCAGGAGGCGTTCGCCTACGGCTGGCTGCTCAACCGCGTGGCGGTGGCAGCATGAAGATCCCAGTCGGCAAGATCGCCAAATGGATCGGCCGCTCGATCCTCGCCGCCCTGGTCAGCGAAGCAGCCGATCGGCTGTCACGACCAAAGCCAGTCGATGATCAAGGCCAGGAGCGGGGCGATCATCGCGACGGCCAGAATGACCGCCTCGACCCTGAATAGGCTGCGTCTGGGTGGGGTATCGCGTGGGGTATCGCGGTTACGTCGCATAGCCAAAATATGACGGAAATCCGCCAACTTTGAAAGTGTCGCGACGGAGGGGTTGTCCGTCTTCAGGAGCCTCGAACGAAATCTGCCTCACCGATTGGTACGTTTAGTTCATGCCTCACACCGTTGCGCGGGCAGATGTGAAACACCACGATTCGGTCATCTTCAATCCGACCACGGATGTCCCCGCATTCCGGACAGTATTCCAGAACCTTTGCCTTTTCAGCCATAACGCTACTCTGCTGTTTTTGTTGAACGGAAGTGGGGTGGGTGAGGTCGCCCGATAGCGACCAAGACCGAGGGCCTCGCGAGCCGTATCCATCCTGTTGCCACCCCGTCGCTGCCGTGGGTTATGCCCGTTCCTGCGACTGTTTGCGGCCTGAAATCAAGTCCTGAAAATTAAACGGGGGCAATCCATGCTCAGCAACGCCGCGGTGAAAGCCGCGCGGCCGCGTTCGCGCGCCTATAAATTGTTCGATGAGCGGGGGCTGTTCCTGTTCGTCGCACCCACGGGCCTGCGCGCCTGGCGCATGCGGTATCGGATCGCAGGACGTGAAAAACTGCTGAGCCTAGGGCAATGGCCCGACGTGCAGCTGGTCGATGCGCGCGATCGCGCAGAGGAAGCGCGCGGCCTGGTCGCCCAGGGTGTCGATCCATCGGTCAAAAAGGTGACCGTGCAAATTTGCACGTTCGAGGCGGTGGCGCGGCAGTGGCACGCGTTACATCGGGAACGCTGGACCGATCGCCATGCAGACGACGTCATCACCTCGCTCGAGAGCAACGTGTTATCGGATATCGGCGCGCTGCCAATGGGGGCGATCGGCGCGCCGGCGATCCTCCAGGTGCTGCGAAATGTGGAAGCGCGCGGGTCGATCGAAACTGCGCGGCGAATCCGCCAGCGGATCTCGGCCGTGTTTTCGTTCGCGATCGCGGAGGGGATTGTTGATCATGATCCGGCGGCCGTCGTGTCGCGCGCGCTGCGCCCGGCGCCTGTCGCCCGGCGACAGCCAGCGCTGGTCAATATCGGTGAAGCGTGCGCTCTGCTCACCGCCTGTGAGCGGGCCGGCGGCCTGCCGATCGTGCGATTGGCGTCGCGCTTCCTGGCGTTGACCGCGGTGCGGATGGGCGCGCTGCTCGGCGCGCGCTGGGATGAGTTCGAGCAGCTGGACGGTGACGCACCGACCTGGCGCATTCCGGCCGCGCGGATGAAGATAGCGCGGGTGAAGAAGGACGACGCGGCCAATGATCATCTGGTACCGCTGTCGCCGCAGGCCGTCGACGTGCTGCGTCAGGCGCGCGACCATTTTATCGGCGGCGGGGATATGGTCTTTCCGATCCACGCCGCGGCGATCGGCGCGCTCTACAAGCGGGCGGGGTTTGGCGGTCGGCATGTCCCGCACGGGTGGCGGGCCAGCTTTTCGACGATCCTCAATGAGTGCTATCCATTGGAACGCGCCGCAATCGACCTGGCGCTGGCGCATATGCCCGCCGATCGGAGCAAAGTGGAACGGGCCTATAACCGGTCGGAGATGCTTGATCAGCGCCGCGACCTGTATCGGCGCTGGGGAGACATGCTGATCACATGATTTAATGTGCTTCCTTCGTCCCGACGCTGACGAGCGTCGGGAGCGGGGGCTATCGGGTTGCACCCCAATAGACCGACGAGACAGAACCTCGCCACGACACAGCTGGCCGACTGGCCGCCCCGCACCCGCGCATACGGGCGCGGGCGTTGGAGCGAACCTTCATGCATTCGTCAAATGATTCTGCCTGCGTTTCAAACAAATGCGCGTCTTGCCGCGCCCTGCTCTTCAAATCTCAGCCCGGCGCGATCGCCGGCGTGATCGAGATCAAGTGCCGCCGATGCGGCGCTTTCAACTGTCTGAGGCCCGCGAGCCCACACCCGACCGCCGATCGAGCGGCCGCCTGAAGGCCCCACCATGATCCTCGACCCCATCACCCCCATAAATCCCGCCGCCGGCTATCTCGGCGGCAAACGCAATCTGGCAAAGCGAATCTGCGCCCTCATTCAGTCCGTCGATCATGACGGCTATGCCGAGCCGTTTGTCGGTATGGGCGGCATTTTCTTTCGACGATCGGCGCGGCCGCGCGCGGAAGCGATCAACGATATCTCCGGTGACGTGACGTCGTTCTTCCGGGTCGTGCGTCGCCATTACCAGGCGCTGGTCGACGAAATGGAGTGGATGCTGGCCGGGCGCGAACAGTTCGAGCAGCTGCGCGCCGTCGATCCGGCCGGGCTGACTGACATCGAGCGCGCCGCGCGGTTCCTCTATCTTCAGAGGCTGGCGTTCGGCGGGAAAATCGTCGGCCGGCATTTCGGCGTCGATAGCCGCAACCCGGCGCGCTTCAACCTGGCGCATCTCCGCACCTCCCTGCGCGCGATCCGCGACCGGCTTCAGCCGGTCGTCATCGAGCGGCTTCCCTATGGCGATTTCATCCGCCGCTATGATCGGCCGGGGATGCTGTTCTATCTCGACCCGCCATATTGGAATTGCACGGGAGATTACGGCCCAGGCGTTTTCGCGCAGGATGATTTCGTGCGGCTCGCCGAGCAGCTGTCTCAGATCCGGGGGAAGTTCATTCTCTCGATCAACGACACGCCCGGCGCGCGCGCGGTCTTTTCATCGTTTCACATGCACGAGGTTGATGTCAGCTACAGCATCGCCACCGGCATGACCGGAAAAGCAAAGAGGGTTGGGGAGCTGATCATCGCCAATTTCCCCCTCGACGCGGCCCCCAGCGCCGTCCTGGGCGCGAAAACGCGATCCTAACCTCTTGGCCCCCCTGGGGAGCCAAGCGGGGAGGCCAAAGCCTCCCCGCCCCCTACGGTGGTCCGTAAGGGTGATATGGCCGTCTGGGCGATAGGGTGATGGGGAAAGCCTCTAATAGAGCCTGACGAAGTCAGTCCTTATCACGGGTTATATATAACCCCCCGGAATCTCTCATCTTCGTAGATTCGCGCTCCTGGTCCAAAAGCTCCGCGATGCGCTTCAAACTTTCGCCAAGCGCGTCGTCGCCATCCCAGACGGCCTTCAGGAATTCGGGGCTGCTGAGCCGCGACAAAATGTCCTCATATTCGCGCTTCTGCTGCTCCCGGTGCCACTCCATGTCGACGGGGAGGGGGCCTTTGCCCATGATATGGTCGACGAGCGGCTGGAGCCGCTGGGGGAACAGCAGGACGTAGGCGCTCGGGATCTGGACCGACTGCGGCCCTGCCTGTCCTTTGTTGTCGGTCGATCGGCTGCGCCGGATCCATTGCAGAAATCCATGCCGGCGCAACGCCTTCAGCGCATTATGGACTGCGCCGTAAGAGCGGCCGATATTGTCGGCGATCGACTGTACGGCTGGCTCGAGCCGTCCGGTCATAAAATCGACGATGTTGTAGAAATATTCCAGCACCTCGATCGCTACCGAACCTAGCGCACCGTTCTTGATACTGCGCTCGTCTTGGCGGCGGGCTATGCGGGTTTTCTTCTCCATCATCCGCGCCGCCTTCAGGCGTGCGCCGAGCAGGCGCTTGGCTGCGCGCATCTTTCCCCTGGCGATCGGTCTCCAGAGCCGGTCCTCCAGTTGGCCTTCCTCATAGCTGTTGCGCCAGATCGGCGTGCCATTGCCGCCGCGGCGCTCGCGCGCCTGGCGGGGGAGATATTTGAAGCCGCCCGCATGGAGGACGTCGCCGACCATCCGCGCGTTCATGCTGCCACCTCGGCCGAGCGGTCTACTCGCTGCGTCGCGACATCAGGATAGAGGATACGGGCGGAAATCCCTTCAGGAGCAGATCTGCCCACTCCTGCGCAATTTCGCGTCTCCGCTTCATATAGGCGGATCGATTGTAAATTGGCTCGATACCCGGCTGTCGATGCGCCAGCATGATGTCGATGACGACGCGATCGCCTGGCCGCTCTTCCTTCATCGCCAGTTCGTTCATGATGGTCGAAAAGGCGCTGCGCCAGCCGTGCGGCACATGCACGTCGGTAAATCCGGCCTGCCGATATAATTTCGACACCGATGCGTCGCTGATATGCTTCTCCGGACTGTTCGGGCTGGCGAAGGCGAAGGCGGAATGGCCCGTCAACAATTGCAGGCTGTCGAGCAGTTCCACTGCTTGGCGCGCCAGCGGGACGGGATGTTCCATCTGACTGTGCAGCTTCTCCTGCACCGTCAGCTTCATCCGCGCTGGCGGAATGATCCAGGTTGGCTCTGCTGGATCCAAGTTCTTCAGCTCTTCCCAAGGCGCAGCCTGAACCACGCCGGGCCGAACGGCCGTCAGCGCCGTGAGCCTCGATGCCAGCTTGGCTATGGGATGACCGGACGCATTCTCGATCTTCCACAGCATGGATCGCAGCTGCTCGATCTCCGTTAAAGCTGGATAGCGTTTGACGGGTGCGGACTTGACCGGGATCACGTCTCCGGCCGGGTTCTCCGTGGCATAGCCCATCCCCCTTGCGTACTCGAACACGGATGAGAGCGTCGTGCGGTAGCGGCGCGCCATCTCCAATGCGCCGCGTTTTTCGATTTCCTTGACCTGGCGCACGACCATCGGACGAGTGACTGCCGCGATTGGCAAATTGCCGATCGATTTGAACACCTCCCGCTCCAACATGTTCAGCGTGCGGTCCGAATGGGACTTGCTCCACATGGAAGCGCGATCGTGGTACCAGGCCCGCGCTACCAGCTCGACCGTTGTGTCGCTGGCCGCAAGTGCAGCAGCCTTCTTTTGATGACGATCGATCGCAGGATCGATGCCCCTCGCTAGTAGCCGCCGCGCCTCGTCGCGCATGTCCCGCGCCTCGCGCAGTGATATGGCGGGGTAGGGGCCAAAGACGATCCGCTTTTTCTTGCTGTGAAAACTGTAGGACAGGCGCCAGCTTTTGTAGCCCGCCTTGGTGACATAAAGATGCAACCCGAGCGCATCCGTCATCTTGTAATCGGATTCGCCCGCCTTGGCGGTGCGGCACTGGGCATCGGTCAGCATCCGATGACTCCTGCGGCTGAGGCCAGTGCCCCTTCAATGACTCCTCGTGACATGTGCTTAAATGACAATCAATGAGAAGCCCTGACAAGGCTAAACCGCTGTAGGCCTGCGATTTCTCGCCGCTCTGATAAGTTGTGAGAACCCTAGGAAAGGGTAAGTGGTCGGGGAGACAGGATTCGAACCTGCGACATCCTGCTCCCAAAGCAGGCGCGCTACCGGACTGCGCCACTCCCCG